TTCCGATCTCTATTTAGGAGACCAAAACATGGCAAACCAAGAGGTAAAAACGGCCTACCAAACGGCCAAAAGCGACATCGCAAATCTGCTCGGATGGTTCGAATGCGAATTGCAAAAAGAACCGGAAACCATCCAATGGCCACGGGTCGGAACGCTTAACCACGTCCGGCAGAACCTGATTGAAACATTGAGTTTTTTGAGCGGATTTGAAACCCGCGAAATCGAAAACTCACTCGAAGAATCCCGCATGTAGAAAGGAGAAAAAGGACAATGGCGACAAAAAAACCAATCAAAGCGGTCGGCTACGCCCGCCGCAGTACGGACATGCAGGAGCGGTCCATTCCCGACCAGAAGGCATATGTCGAGAAATGGGCCGACCAGAATGGCTACCGCATCCTGCGCTGGTACATTGACGATGCCATCAGCGGCACCAGCACCAAGGGCCGGGTGGCCTTTGACCAGTTGATTACCGCCGCTGAAAACGGCCGGGATTTTGAGGCCATCCTCTGTTACGACATCAGCCGCTTTTCCCGAGGCGGGACCAATGAAACCGGGTATTATCTCCATCGGCTTCAACTGGCGGGCGTAGAGGCCATCTTTCCTGCCGACAGTATCCCCGAAGGCGACGAAGGCGAATTGCTGCAGGGGGTCAAATCATGGCAGGCCAAGCAGTACACCGTCAAACTGTCCCGCGATGTGATTCGCGGATATATTTCCAACGTGACCATTCGGCACAGCGCCCCCGGCGGCATCGCCCCCTATGGCTATGACAAGCAGCACCAGACCGCCGGCGGCCAGGTGCTTCGCACCTTCCGGTGGCTGCCCGATGGCCGCAAACAGGAATACGGCCCGGATGGAAAACTCGTTCGCATCCTGGAACGGAATGAAACGGTCAAAAAGGCCAAAAGCGATATTGTCCGGCTTGTCCCCAGCACACCGGAGCGGGTGGAAACCATCCAGCGTATTTTCAGGTTGTACCTGGCTGGCTATGGCGGCCATCATATCGCTGCCAGACTCAATGAGGATGGAATCGCCAGTTATACCGGGGTCAAATGGGTCAGCCGACAGATTCAGGGGGTATTGGAAAACCCTGTCTATAAAGGGGCCATCGTCTGGAACCGACGAACCTGCGGCCGTTTTAATGGGGTAGATGGCGAAGGCAATCTTCGCCCCAAACGCAATTATACATCAACCACCAATCCCAAGGAAGACTGGTATCTGGTCGAGAATGTTCACCAGCCGCTGGTATCGCCCGAGGACTTTGAAAAGGCCCAGCAGGCCCGGTCCAAACGCAGTTACATGGGTGGCAAGGCCAAATCCACCGACCGAGCATTGTTGTCGGGATTGATTATCTGTTCCCATTGCAATCATTCTTTTTTCAAGAAATATGTGAATTATATGCAGGACGGCATTCGCAAAAAGTACTATTACTATACGGATTCTGGGTATGCCCGAGGGGGCAAAGCCCTGTGCAAACTGACCAATGTCCCGATGGAACCCCTGGATTTGTGGGTATTGCAGCAAATCAAGCGGGCCATCCTGGGCGACCATAAAAGCGTAAAGCAGGCGGTTGATGCCTTCGTAAAACGAGTGCTGTCGGGGCAGGAAACGCCCGATGATACTTCGGGCCTCCGGAAGGACCTGGAGGCCACCCATCGCCGCATCAAATCCGCTATCGCCATGCTGGCCGACCCGGCCTTCGAGGGGCTGGAGGAATTGAAAACCACCCTGGCTGAATTGAAACGCCGTCGCGATCAGCTCCAGGACAAACTCGCCACCACCAAACCCGCCGCCATCGTCTCATTCTGTCCGTCCCAACTGCGGGATTGGGCGTTTGATAAACTATTGGCCATCGACCAACTCATCGCCACCCCCACTGCCTCCGTGGAAGCCCGGAGCCTGGTGCATGCCTATGTCCACCGCATCGAAATCGACCCCTGCGCCAAACAGGGCGTATTGTACCTGCCCAAAGAGGTCTATGGATTCTTCACCCAGGATTTTTGTAGTAGGGGGAGGCACGAAGACTTCCGCGGGGCGATCCGCATGAAGGGCGAGGCATAACCACTAATCTTAGCACAGGAGATCAATTATGAGTGCACGATTTGTTCAAGATGGAAAATCCATCGATTACACACCAGCAGCGGCCGTAACGGCGGGCGATGTGGTGGTCCAGGGGGACCTGATTGGCATTGCCAATCTCGACATTGCCGCCAATCAACTGGGGACACTGGCGATTGAGGGGGTCTTTGACTTCCCCAAGGCCACGGGGACCGGCAGCGGCATTGCCGCAGGCGCCATCTGTTACTGGGATGCAGGCGACCAGCAGGCCAAGACGGACTCTGAGACCGGGGCCAACAAGAAGCTCGGTAAATGTATCCGGGCCGCTGCCGACGCAGACACCACGGTGCGGATCAAACTGGATCAGTAAATGGCAGATCTTCTTCAAAAAGGACTGCAGTTCCTGGAAAGCCAGCGGCAGCAGCACATGGCCCAGGAGGTCACCTACAAACGGGGAAGCGATTCGGTTGTCGTCTTGGCCACGTTTGGAAAGACCACATACGAAGTGGAAGAAACCGAAGGCATCACGGTTGGGGCGGAGGTCATTGACTTTCTGATCGCCGCCGCCGCTCTGGTGATCCAGACCCAGCGGAGCCAGCCCAAACATGGCGACCAAATCGTAGTGGAAGGCCAGGGAACCTACGAGGTCCTGGACCTGCCGGGGGCTGGGTGCTGGCGATACAGCGACCCGTACCAGATGACGTTTCGGATTCATACCAAGAAGATTGCCTGACGAGGACACCATGACCGACAAGACCGAAAACAACTGGCAGAAGCTGACCCTGACCGTCCTGGGTCTGGCCACGACGATCCTGCTGTTTGCCTTTGGGTCTCTGGAGACCCGCAAGGTCGATCAGAGCGCCTTCCAGGTCCATAGGGAAAACGAGCAGGAGCAGTTTCGGCGGATCGATTCATCTCTTTCCAGGATCGAAGAGAAGGTCGACCAGCTGATTCTTTACCAGCAGGCCGACAAGAAACCGGCCCCGTAAGGGAAAACGATGTCCATTATAAACCCGAAACAAATGGCTGATGTCATCTCGACCCTTCTCAATGGGGCCAGTTTCAGTATCCCCTTTAAAAGCCAGGTTTTGCTCAAACCCCTGTTTGACCTGACGGAACTGGGGGATCTGAAGGTCACGGTCGTGCCGGTCTCCCTGGGCCTGGAAAAAATCGCTCGCGGCATGAGCTCCGGCCAGTATGAAATCGACATCGCCATCCAGCAGAAACTGCCTGCCGAGGACATGGATGCGGTCATCGAGTCCCTGATGGAGCTGGTCCTGGAGATCGCCAGTTGCCTGGCCAATAGCCCCATCGAATATGAGACCGGCAAACATACAACCGCTATAAACACGGAGATCAAGCCCATCTATTCGATGGAGCACCTGGCTGAATACAAGGTATTCACCAGCGTGGTCACCGTAACCTGCAAAGTCACGTAAGGAGAATCCATATGCGTAAACTATGCATCATCCTGTTTGGCCTGCTTCTTGAGGAGATTTGCTGCGGATGGATCTATGAGGTCCTGCTATGAATAACCTGATTGCTCGAATCATCTCTGTTACATCCCAGTATCAGCCGCTGGCCAGCGAGCGTCTGGTGGCGACCATTACACTGTCAGCACCACCGGGCAATAGCCATCCGGTCTATCTGCAGGGAGATACCGGCCAGGACGTGCCGCTGGTGCCGGGGGAATGGCATATCTTCCAGCGTGTGAACCTGGCCGAGATCCGCCTCAAGGGAACGGCTGGCGATAAGGTCACCGTTGTTGGGGGGACCTGGTAATGCCGTATATGCCGCCAACTCCATCGGGTTCTTCTGTGCCCACCGGGACTATTGTCCTGTGGTCCGGGACCGTTGCCACCATTCCCTCCGGGTGGTTTCTGTGCAATGGTCAAAACGGCACACCGGATCTGCGGAATCGGTTTGTGGTCTGTGCAAGCGGCGATTACGTCGGCGCTGCGGTCACATCCATCCAGGGCGGTCCAGCCCAGTATGGGGGCAAGAACAAACACCACCACACCTTTAGTTTTTCAGGCGGCGGGTCATCCGGAGCGCCGGTCAGCGGCTCAATCAATGTACAGAGCGGATCAGGGGCTGCCGCATATGGCTCGACTCATGTTCACAGTTTAAGTTTCAGTGGCGGCGGGGCCACAGAATATCCATCTGAGGATGGAGAATCGTCAGCGCTGCCTCCTTTTTTTGCGCTGGCCTATATTATGAAAGGATAACCCAATGCATATTTATATCGATTTTGTATTACCAGTCCAGAACAAGGCAGAGGCTCAAATCAAACTCCAGGAATTAAAACAGGCCCTGTCGGATGCCCAGATCCAACCTGAACGTGTGGATATCGCAATCACCGATCGCCAGACGATTGAGTATTCCGAAATCCCAGTTACTGAAAAATGAACGGATTCGTACGGATAAAACAGTTGTTTTTTGACCGCAACGCGGTCACCAGTGCCCTGGACAAGGGGACCCGCCAGGTCCTGTCTCAGTTTGGCGCCCTGGTCCGCAAGACCGCCCGCTGGTCCATCCGCAAGCGGAAGAAGTCCTCCTTGCCCGGCCAGCCGCCGTCCAGTCACACGGGGCTCCTGAAGCGGTTTCTCTTCTATTCGTATGATGACTCCCGCAAATCGGTGGTGATCGGCCCGGCCAAGCTGAATGCCAAGAACACCGGCGCCCCGGAGGCCCTCGAATACGGCGGCACGGCCCTGCTGAAGATCGGAAAAGAGAACCGAAAAATCCAGATCGCCTCTCGTCCCTATATGAACCCGGCCTTCGAAAAGACCAAAACCCAACTGCCGCACTTGTGGCGCAACAGTATTACTCAATAACAGGAGAATTTAATTATGGCAACCACGTATAAACTCGGGATGGAAGCGGTCATCAAGTACCAGACCCCGGCCCTGGCCGATCCATCGACCCTCAATCCTGCCGCTGCCGGCGGGATGACCGAACTTTCCAATGTGCGGGATGTGACGGTCAACCACGAAACGGGCGAAGCGGATATCACCACGCGCGCCAATGCCGGTTGGCGGGCGACCGCCGCGACGCTGAAGGAATGCACCGTCGAATTTGAGATGGTATTTAAACCCTCGGATGCGGGTTTTACGGCCATTCGCAATGCCTGGCTCAACAACAGCGAGATCTCCCTGGCCATCATCAGCGAGGACCCGGATACATCCGGTGCCGAAGGGCCATGCGGGAACTTTTCGATCACCAATTTCAGCCGCAGCGAGCCCTTGGAAGAGGCCATTGTCGTCCAGGTCACGGCCAAACTGTCTGCCTGGGGTCTGTGGTACACCAAGGCCGCCTAAGAAAGGATCGATACCATGAAGGAATTTATCGACAGTTCCGGCAGGAAATGGGTCCTGTCCATCACCATCGACGCCGTCAAACGATGCCGCGATCTTTTGAATGTCAATCTCCTGGAACCGGAAAAAGGTGACCCTCCCCTGCTGACCCGGATCGGCACCGATGAGATCCTCTTCTGTGACCTTCTGTACTGCTTGTGTAAACCGCAATTGGACCAGGCGGGCATTACCGACCAGCAGTTCGGACAATCTTTGGGCGGCGATGCGATCCTGTCAGCCAGCAGGGCCTTCTATGAGGAGATGGTTGATTTTTTCCAGAAACGCGGCCGCGGCGACCGGGCGAAGGCTGCGGCCAAGCAGCAGGAGGTGATCGACCTGGCGGTCCGCCGGATCGAACGGACCCTGGACCTGCTGGACCTGGAGACCGAGATCGAGAAAGCCCTTGGGAGTGTATCTACCAGCTTGCCGGGATCATCGGGATCGACCCAGGACCGCTGACGCTGCGGGAACTGCTCTGGATGGCCCAGGGACAGGGAGAAAGCAGATGGGGCCGCACCAGCAACCTGATGGCCCTGATCGCCAACGTCAACCGGGACCCGAAAAAGGGACGTCCTTTCAAGCCGGAGGATTTTAATCCCTATGCCCGAAGATCCAGGGTCATTGTCCTGACCAAACAAAACTTTGGCCTCCTTCGGGAGGCGTTTATAGGAAAGGAAACAGGTTAATGGCCGCACAGGCAGGAGCTATCCGGGCCGGACGGGCATTTGTCGAGCTGTTTGCCGACAGCAGCCGGTTTGTCGCCGGTTTGCGGCAGGCGGAAACCAAACTCCGCCAGTTCGGCCAGAATGTCCAGAACCTCGGGATGCGGATGACCGCCTTAGGTGCGGCGGCTATCTCCCCCTTTGCCATCTCCGCCAAGGTCTATAAGGACTTCGATGATGTCATGCTGTCGGTCAAGGCCGTCACGGGGGCTACGGGCGAGGAGTTTGACCTCCTGACCGAGAAGGCCAAGTTCCTGGGCCGGACGACCTCGTTTACCGCCGCACAGGTCGGCTCGGCTATGTTGGAACTGGGACGTGCGGGGTTTGCCGCCAAGGAGATCGACGCTTCCATCGCCTCGGTCATGAACCTGTCCCGGGCGACCGGGACCGACCTGGCCGAATCCACCAACATCGCCGCTGCCACGCTGCGGGCCTTTGGCCTGGATGCCTCCGAAATGACCCGGGTGGCTGATGTCCTGACGTCCACGGCCAATGCCTCCGCCCAGACGCTGTCCGATCTGGGGGAGTCCATGAAATACACCGCCCCGATCGCCGACATGTTTGGCCTGTCTCTGGAGGACGCCTCCAAATCCCTCGGCATCCTGGCCAACCTGGGCATCAAGGGGTCCATGGCGGGCACGACGCTCAAGAACATCATGCTGCGGATGACCGACAGTTCCATCCGCAATAAATTAAAGCAACTCGGGGTGACCGTCTCCAATGCCAATGGGGACTTCCGCAACCTGGCCGACATTATGGCTGACCTGGGCAAGGCGACCGAAGGCATGGGTGATGTGGAAAAACTCGGCCTCTTCAATGAGATCTTCGGCCTGCGGGCCATTGCCGGGGGCTCCAAGCTGACCACCGAGACCTTTATCCGATTGATCGAGGCCATTGACAAGGCCGCCGGCACGGCCCAGCGGACGGCCAAGGTCATGGACAGCGGCCTGGGGGGCGCTTTCAGACGGATGTGGTCGGCGGTCGAGGGCGTACAGCTGGCCATTGGAAGGTCCCTGTCGAAACCCCTGTCAATTGCAGCCGACTTGGTTGCGGTCATCAGCAATAAAATCACCGAGTTGGCGGACAAACACCGGACGCTGGTCGTGGTCCTGGGTGCCTTTGCCGCTTCCCTGCTGGTTGCAGGGACGGCCCTGATCGGACTGGGCCTGGCATTGAAACTGATCGCCTTTGGCCTCAGTACCCTGCGGACGGTCATAGGGGCCGCTGTCGGTGTATTTAAAGGAATAAAGACCATTCTCCTGGCCCTCTTAAATCCCTTTATGCTCCTGGCCGTCCTGGCAGCGGCCTTGGGCACAGCCTTTGTCGTCACCAGCGGGCTCGGCCAAAAGGCCCTCAGTACCCTCCAGAAGAAATTCCTGGACCTGAAAACCGAGGCCCTGAGCGCCTGGGGCGGGATCGTGGCGGCCTATGCCAGCGGAGACCTGGGCCTGGCGGCCAAGATCGCCTGGCTGGCCGTTAAAGAACAGTGGGCCAAGGGGGTGGCCTTCCTGATGACCCAGTGGCTCCAGTTTAAGACCTTCTTCCTGGAGGCCGCTTATGGGGCCTTCTATGGCGCCCTGGCGGCCTGGGAGTTTGTTCAGAACGCCATTGTCGTCGGGGTAATCGAAGCCTCTACCGCCGCAATCAAGGCCTGGAATGTCTTTGTCTCCTGGTGGAAAAAGGCCATTGAGGGTACGGCTATGGCCCTGGCCAAGGTCTACAACTGGATGATGTCCCTGATGGATGAAAACTGGGACAGCCAAGAGTTTATGCGGCAGATGCAAGAGGGCTTCCACGAGGGCATGGACCCGATCAATCAGGATCTGGAAGCCCGGCAGAAGCAGGCCGAGCAGAGACGCCAGGAGATGCAGGATGCCGCCCGGCAGGACCACGAGGACCGCCTGCGGGAGATCACCGATGCCGACAAGCAGCGGCGCCAGGATCTGGATGAATCGCTCAACCAGGAATTGGAAGGGATCTGTCAGGAACTGGCCCAGGCCAAGGAAGACCTCAAAAACGCAATCCAGAAGGCCAGGCAGCAGGCCGACGAAAAAGCCGAGCAGGACCAACAACAAGAACGGGCCTCCCGGCTGCGGGGGGCCATGGGCCTGGCAGGCGCGGCCCTGGACATGGCCTCGGCCAGCTCCATGGGGACGTTTTCGGCCGCGGCGCTGTCCGGCCTGGGGGCAGGCGGGGTCACCCAGAAGATCGCCGACAACACCGCCGCCATCGCCCGACACACGGAAACCATTGCCCGAAACACCGAAGAAGGAGCCAGTTTTACGTAGGAATAGCCATGGCCGTTACGGTAGAGGAACGATTTGAATCCAGGGATATCGAGCGGGGAGACAGCCCTCGGGCGATCCTGCGCTATGTCATCAAGGACACCGAGGATCATGAAGAGGCCCTGTCCGGCCTGGAAGCGGAGGCGCCTGTCCTGTTTGACGGCCTGCCGCGTCTGAAATACAAGGTTATGCCAGTCGGTCCCAAACTCTGGTATGGGGAGGCCCAGTACCAGCGTCCCACTCGACAGGCGACCGGTATCAAGGTCTACCAGTTCGACACCGGCGGCGGCAGCCAGCATATTACCCAATCGCTGGCAACCGTCCAGCGGTACGGCAGGCCCGGCTATGCCCCTCCCAACTTCCTGGGCGCCATCGGGGTTTCCCAAAACAGCGTCGATGGCGTCGATATCGTGGTCCCGGTCTACAACTTCAGCGAGGTCAACTATGAGTCCAACTCCCAGGTGGATGACGCCTACAAGCAGACCCTGTTTTACTTGACCGGCAGGGTCAACAACGATTCCTGGAACGGCTATGCGGCCGGAGAGGTGCTGTTCCTGGGCGCTGCCGGCTCCATGCGGGCCGGCGGCGACTGGGAGATCACCTACCGGTTCGCCGCCAGTCCCAATCTGACGGGGATTACCATCGGGGACATCACCGGCATCGCCAAGAAGGGATGGGAATACCTGTGGGTCCAGTACCTGGATGGCGTCGATAATGATGCCTATTCCCTGATCAAACGCCCCCACAGCGTCCATATCGAACGGGTCTATCCGGTTGGGGATTTTTCGGGACTGCATATATAGGAGAAATCGTGTCGCAAACCCTCAACAAAGTCCATAGCGGCGACCCGCTGCGAATCCCCGCCACGGCCTACAATGCCTTCGTGGAGGCGGCCCTGGCACACCGGCAGACCCAGCAGAATGTGATGGGAGGCATGAAATCCGGTTTGCCGTCCAACTCCCTCAACTTAGTCAAGGTCAAAAACGACAGCGGCGAAGATGTCCCCCAGTTCGGGATCTTAGGGATCGGCGGCAGTGTGTTTGACCCGGCAACGGCCGGCCTGGACCAGTGGNNGGAAGACCCAGCTGGTGCTGTCCGGTGTGGCGGTCTCCAACAGTGCCCATGGAAGCGGGCGGTTTGTCATCTGCGCCCAGCACCTCAAGGCGGGAATGATCGGCCCGGCGTGGTCCGGCGGGGTGTGTCCTGCCAGCATCAATATTGTCAGCGAAAGCCATGCCTTTGCCACCGTGGATGAGACAGCCCCAAATACTCTCAAAAGCGCCCTGAGCGGGCCGTGCTTTATCCTCTGGAAACAGTCCGGAACGGGTGTCAAATACGGCGTAGTGCGGTTTGGGATCGTCGTCTCAAGCATGGAATGTTTTTACCTGACTAATGTATCCGGAAGCCCCATGAAGGGAACCCATATCGTCCCGTGGATTCGGTCCGGACCCTATCTGAACTTTACCACCGGGCCATTAGGGACCAATGTGGATGTCTATCCGCATCCATCGTCGTATTATTTTAACTACCGGGCCAATATCGAAAACTCCCACGTCTGGGCCAGGAACCTGCAGTTTGGCGAGGAATCTCTCTGGGTGGCCGCCGAGATGCCCAATATCCCGCTGTCTATCTGCGGGTA